TGCTAAAGAACAAGAAGACGAAGATAAAATGGCTCTTCAGCTTGTCAGTGAAGATGCTTCACGTTTAGGAATCAAGGTAAACTAGAGCATGGCTAAGAAACCTACCGTCACAACTATTACTACGGGGTATAGCTCCGCAGATACACTCAATGAGAACTTCGAGGCCCTACGAGAGGGGTTCGATAATACTCTGTCACTGGACGGTAGTACTCCAAATGCTATGGAGGCAGACCTAGACCTTAATGGTAACAACATTATTGGTGCAGCTGGACTGTTGGTCAATGGTACGGACTACCTAGCTGATGTAGAAGCTGCTAAGGCTGCTGCTTTAGTTGCACAGGCAGCTGCTGAGTTAGCTGAGACAAATGCTGAGACAGCTGAAACTAATGCTGGAGTCTCTGAGACTGCTGCTGGTTCGTCAGCCACAGCTGCTGCTACGAGTGAGACTAACGCAGGAGCCTCAGAGACAGCCGCTAGTGGGTCAGCTACTGCTTCGGCTACATCGGCTACCAATTCAGCTACTTCGGCTTCTCAGGCGGCTGCTAGTGCCTCTGCTGCATCTACCAGTGAGGCTAATGCAGCTACAAGTGAAACGAATGCTGCTACTTCTGAAACGAATTCAGCCACGTCAGCTACTGAATCTGAGACAGCTAAGATTGCGGCAGAGGCAGCTAAGGATGCAGCCCTTGCAGCCTTGGATAGTTTTGATGATCGTTACTTAGGGGCAAAGGCAAGTGACCCAACCCTAGACAATGATGGTAATGCCTTAGTTGCTGGTGCTTTGTACTACAACACCACTGCTGATATTATGAAAGTGTATGAAGGCTCTGTTTGGGTAGCAGCTTATGCTTCTCTGTCAGGTGCTTTACTTGCAACTAACAACCTATCTGACTTAACTAATGCTACCACTGCTCGTACTAACCTTGGCTTAGGTACAGCAGCTACAACTGCGTCAACTGATTATGCTACAGCAGCACAGGGTGCTTTGGCTGACAGTGCCTTGCAGAACATCACAGGCGAAAGCATTGAGAACCTATCTGACGTAGCAAGCATGACACCTTCTGAGGGTCAGGCTCTAGTCTACGGTAGTGGTGTTTGGTCCGCTGCTGATATGGCGGGTGGTATTGCTTACACACGCCACACAGCTAACGTCACGATGGCGGCTAATGAGGGTGTCATTGCCGATACCTCTGGCGGTGCATTTACTGTAACTCTGCCAGCTTCACCAGCAGTAGGTGATACAGTCGTCATTACTGACGGTGGTGATTGGGCGACTACAAACTTGACAGTAGGCCGCAATGGTTCTACTATTGAGGGTGATGCTGCTGACATGACGATGGACATTGGTGGTGCTGCGGTTCAGTTTACCTACGATGGCACGACATGGCAGATTTATGCGCAGATTGGTGCATTGGCTGGTTTAGGTACAACCCGTGTTAACTTTGTAGCTACAGCAGGACAGACAGACTTTAGTGTCACATACTCTGCTGGTTTTATTGATGTGTACCTCAACGGCATTAAGCTGGTTGCTGGCTCAGACTTTACAGCTACAAACGGTACGACTGTTGTACTGACTGTTGGTGCGACTGTTGGTGACACTGTTGACACTGTAGCCTACAGCCCGTTCTCCGTTGCTGACACTTATACAATCGCTGGTGCAGATGCTACGTTTGTTAACGTCACTGGTGACACGATGACGGGAGACCTGAATGTAACAGGCACAGTCACAGCCACAGCCTTCGCTGGGGATGGTTCATCTCTGACTGGTGTTGCGGGTACACCAGCAGGTGCAGTCATTTACCATGCAGCCAATACACCTCCTACAGGCTTTATCAAAGCTAACGGTGCATCACTCAGCACCACTACTTACGCAGACCTATTTGCAGTTATTGGTTACACCTTTGGTGGCAGTGGTAGTTCGTTCAGCGTACCTGACCTTCGTGGTGAGTTCATGCGTGGCTGGGATGACAGCCGTGGTATTGATAGTGGTCGTACCTTTGGGTCGTCGCAAAGCGATGCTTTTCAAGACCATAAACACGCTCAGAAAACAGGGTATACTTACACTAACAATCCGCCAGCAGGTCATGCATCAGGTGACAACGGTAACTCAAGGGCTATTTCTGAAGGCTCAACCACAGGTATTTTAGGTGTGCAAGCAACAGACATGGGGAGCGGTGTGCCAAGGCTTGCCTCAGAAACTCGCCCACGCAACATCGCCCTTCTAGCCTGTATCAAATACTAAGGAGACACAGATATGAACGTATACCAAACCGACATTGATGGTGTTTTCGTAGGCATCACAACAGCAGACCAAGACCCTATGGATGTAAGCAATACACTTATCCCAGCGGGTTGCGTAGAGACTGCACCCCCCTCGACAACAGACGAACAACTTGCACGATGGGATGGTTCTGCATGGGCTGTAGAGGATATTCCAGCACCCGAAGCTGACCCTGATGATGAGCCAGTAGACCCTGTTGTACTTACCCGTGCAGAACGTAACAGCCTTTTAACCGCCTCTGATTGGACGCAGGTTGCTGATGCTCCTGTAGATCAGGCTGCGTGGGCGACTTACCGTTCTTTACTCAGGGACCTACCACAACAGTCTGGCTTTCCCGACGACATCACATGGCCTACTGAGCCAACAGGAGACGCAACATGAGTAGATCACGGGCAAGACTAGCAGCGGACTGGTTCGCAAAGCTGCGGCAAAATGCAGTGACAAATGTGGTAGAACACACTGATGTCACAGATGTTTCTGACAGTGTAGTAGACTTCGGCAGTTTTACCGTAACAGAAATTAGCGGAGACTTATACTTTTCAGTAGGGGGTGTAAATAAAATGAAGCTAGACGCATCAGGCAATGTAACGGCTACTGGTGATATTACAGCATTCGGATCAATCTAATGCCATTGCAAAGTTCAGGCTCTATCTCACTACAAGATATGCAGGACGAATTTGGCGGCAGTCACCCTATCAGCATGTCGGAGTATTATAGGGGAGGTAGCCATGTGTATGGCAACAACTCAAATGTTCCTGAATCTGGTTTAGTCAGTATAGGTAATTTCCACGGCAGCGCTGGGCGTTTGTTGAGTTCTGCAGGAACTATAAACGGGTATGGAAATCGGCAAGAGATTACTGTTTCTACTTATATCCCATCTGGAGGGGTTCTTGTTATCCCGTCAGATATGTACGTCTGGTCTGATAGCACAGGCTCATACGGAATGGTTGTTGATATTCCATGCACGATTATTAACTACGGTCGCATTATTGGTAAGGGTGGCAATGGCGGGTATTGGACCCAGACAAATGGCTACAACGGCGGTGCAGCGATGCGTATTACATCAAGCGGTGTAACCATCCAAAATATGAGTGGCGCATTTATCGCTGGCGGCGGTGGTGGCGGTGGCGGTGGGACCTACAGGACCAACCGATCAGGTGGGGGTGCTGGCGCAGGTGGTGCTAACGGCGCTAACGGTGCATATCCTTATGCCAACAACACTAGCTACGGCGGCACGGGTGGCGCAATCAACGGCACATCTACAGGCACACTAAGTGGCGCAACCGCAGGTGGTGGTGGCGGTGGCGGAGGTGGGGCAGGAGGCGGATCAGGTCGTCAACTTCCAGGCGTGTCAAGATCAGCTTCAGGCGGACTTAATCGAGGTGGTACTGGTGGCGGTGGCGGCTCAGTCGGTGGTAACCACCAATCTAATTCTCGCTATTCCCAGTCTGCTTCTGGTGGCGGCGGCGGTTGGGGCGCACGTGGTGGTTCTGGTGGTAGAACCAGCTACGGAAACGGCGGCGCAGCAATCAGCAAAACAACAAGCTATACATTACAGAATAGCGGAACAATCTACGGAGGTACGTGATGACTACGAAATGGTATTACGCATATCAAGAGTATGAAACCGAAAAACTCTGTGATGCTTCGGTTTTGTCTATGAAAGAAAAGCTGGACAATCAGCCAACTGAATACATGGGAGTTACCCCCGTAACCTCTGATGGCAATGGTGGTTGGATTGTACCAGACTTACAGTTGACGGACGAAGAAATTCTAGCGATTAGAGATGATGGTCGGTACAACATACAAAGCCCTTTAACTGGCGAAAGTTTAGTTGGTGTTACTGGTGCTACACTACAAGCCAAACTGATTGAATATCGTCGGGTTTACGCAGAGCAAAACGATGTGAATACAAAGCGAAGCGTAACCGAAATAACACCGACAAATGCAGATATGTCTACTTACGTGGGGACCAGTTAAATGGCAACTTTATCATCTAAAGTTACACCGTCAGGCGTAGCAACAGCAGCACAAGGTACACTCGCCGACACCAGCGTGCAGCCCAATTCCAGCCCTACGCTTAACGTAGTCACAGCGACGTCTTACATTGGGGATGGCTCAAGCCTAACTGGCATTGCAGCGGGTGCAGGTGGTGGTGGCTCAGATGAAATCTTCTGGGAGAACGGTCAGAACGTGACCACGAACTACACAATCACAAACGGCAAGAACGCAATGTCGGCTGGTCCTATCACGGTTGATACTGGTGTCACCGTCACGGTTGGCGCTGGCGAAACATGGACGGTGGTTTAACATGAGTGAGATTAGAGCAACAACAATAAGTGATGCGGCTGGCACTGGCCCCATTGCTTTAACAGGACAGAGTGCTGCGAAGGCTTATTTTAATCATAGCCAAACAGCAATAAATGAGAGCTTTAATATATCTTCAATAGAGGATTACTCTACGGGAAATGTTAAAGGTTACTACACTAATGGAATGGCAAGCTCAAATAACCCTCTTGCTGGAGGTAACAACAACGTTTCAACTAGCGGTACGGCTAACTTCTCCACTGGGTTTTCGTCTGGGTCTTCTGCAACTTTATATTGGGTAGAGAGGGAATATGCTAATGGTAATGCCGTAGACATGAATCTCTTTTCTGGTGTGACCTATGGAGACCTAGCATGAGTACTCTCACAGTAACAAACATCAAGAAGACTGGCGAGACCGCTAGTCGTGATGCATCAGGTGTCGCTGCGGCTTGGGCGAACTTCGATGGAACAGGGACTGTAGCTATTCGTGATAGCATGAATGTAGCTAGTATCACCGATGATGGTACGGGAGTTTATCGACTAGGATTGTCCAACTCGTTCTCCAATATCAATTACTCTGGAGCTGGGTCTTCTTGGAGGCCAGGCATAGGTTTTGGGTTTTTATCAGCGTATTCATTTGATTCTACGACAGAATTCACTGTGACCACTGGGAACAGCGGCGGAGGCTTCAGCGACAATGCTGAGAACTCGGCGCAAACTTGGGGAGACCTAGCATGAGTACCTTAAACGTAGCAAACATCACCGATGGCACCGACACATTAGCGACAGGCTATGTGGTCAATGGGTCTGCGAAGGCTTGGGTTAATTTTGATGGCACTGGTACTATTGCAATAAGGGATAGTTTTAATGTTGCCAGCTTGACGGATAATAGCACTGGAAATTACGATGTGAACTTCAGCAACAATATGAGCAGCGTTGAGTATGCCCCACAGATATGTTCAAACGCTTCGGTAGACAACTATGGGTTTAATAGAACAGGTGGGGAAAATACTACTGCAAGAGTAAACGTCAATCATTATGAGTCTGCCGTGATTAGAGACACGAACCGAATCTATACTTCCGCACACGGAGACCTAGCATGACACACCTATGGGATCGTCTAGCTGAAGCTAAGTCTCGCCTTGCACCCGTGCAGTCACAGTATCGTGTGTTGTTCGAGAACCCAGCAGAGCCTGATGCACCTGCGTCTGTGCTCTGCCCTGATCCGAATTGGATGGCTGCTGCACTAGCTGGTGGTGTACTGCCACCCATCGACACATACCTTCGTGACCAGAACGTACCTGACGGGCAGCCTAAAGAGCATCCGTATGCTGAACCTATCGGTCCTATGACTGAAGAAGATGCTATTGAGTACCTCATCCAGAAGGACATCCCGCCACAAGTCTGGCGTGACTATCAAGGCAACAGGATCATCATGAAGATTGTCCCTGTCGAATTGATCCCATCGGATCGCAGCTTCCGCAATGCGTGGAAGATTAATCAAACTGAAACGGAGATGGCAGCATGACCACCTATATCAATATCAACGGAGATGCTCGTGATGCAGCATCCCTTACAGTTCCAACAGACCGTACCTTCCGTGGTGCTTGGACGTTCAACGGTGATGCTGTTGACGTAGACATGGCAGCAGCCAAGGACATCTGGCGTGACAAAATTCGTCAGGCCCGTACTGAACCATTGGCTGCACTCGACACTGCTTTCATGAAGGCTTTGGAGACGGGTGCTGACACCACACAGATCACTGCTGACAAGCAAGCACTGCGTAATGCACCTACCCATGCTGACATTGATGCAGCTACAACTCCAGAGGAATTGGCAGCGGTACAACCTGCTGGCCTCACGGTGGTCTAGTAAACCCTGATGGCAACAGTAGAAGAAATACGTCATGCAGCTGAGACTGATCTAGTTACCTTCATTAAGTTGGTGGCTCCTGAACAGGTACTTGGACAATGCCATGAGGACGTCTGCCAGTGGTGGACAAGAGAGGATTCTAAGTCTCATCAGCTTCTTTTGTTTCCTCGTGACCACGGTAAATCAAGATTAATTGCATATCGTGTCGCTTGGGAGTTGACAAAGAACCCAACATTGCGTATACTTTACATATCTGCTACCGCTAACCTTGCGGAGAAGCAGTTAGGTTTCATTAAAGGTATATTAACTTCAGAGATTTACAGACGTTATTGGCCTCAGCACGTTCATGCAGATGAGGGTAGACGGACTAAGTGGACTAACTCTGAGATTATGTTAGATCACCCAGACCGTAAGAAAGAAAACGTCAGAGACCCTTCAGTGTTTACTGGTGGTCTTACTACTTCTCTTACTGGTATGCACTGTGACATTGCAGTCCTTGATGACATTGTTGTCTATGAGAATGCTTACACAGGTGAGGGGCGTAACAAAGTTAAGAGTCAATACTCTTTGTTGTCATCCATCGAAGGTGCTGACGCTAAGGAGTGGGTAGTAGGTACACGTTACCACCCAGCTGACTTGTACAACGATCTACTCCAGATGGTAGAAGACACGTACAGTGACGAGGGCGAGAAGACTGGTGAAGATAACATCTACGAAATCTTCGAGAGACCAGTAGAGGATTCAGGTGACGGTACAGGCGAGATGCTTTGGCCCCGTATGCAGAGACGAGACGGTAAGTGGTTTGGTTTTGACATCAGGGTTTTAGCTAAGAAGCGTGGACAGTACCTAGACAAGGGTCAGTTCAGAGCACAGTACTATAACGATCCTTCTGACCCTGACAACGTACCAGTAGGCGCAGACAAGTTCCAGTACTTTGACCGTAAATATCTAAAGAATGATAACGGGTATTGGTTCTTCAAGGAAGAGAAACTTAACGTATTCGCAGCAGTTGACTTCGCCTTTAGTCTATCAAAGAAAGCTGACTACACAGCTATTGTTGTTATAGGTATCGACGCTGAGAATAACATCTACGTACTAGACATCGACAGATTTAAGACTGACCGTATCTCAGATTACTTTGAGCACATCCTTAACCTCGTCACTAAATGGTCCTTCCGTAAGATGAGGGCTGAGACTACAGTAGCTCAGGTAGCTATCGTTAAGCAACTCAAAGAGCTAGTCAAGCAACATGGTTTGTCTTTGAGCATTGAAGAGTTCAGACCTAACAAGGGTCACGGTAGTAAGCAGGAACGTATCTCAGCTGCACTTGAGCCTAGGTACGACAACCTGAGCATCTGGCACTACAGAGGCGGCAACACACAGATTCTAGAAGAAGAGTTGTCAACACGTAATCCACCACACGATGATGTTATCGACGCCTTAGCTTCAGTTGTTGACATGGCTATTAAGCCTTCAAGAACAATACGCCGCCGCAAAGACAATGTGGTTCAATTCAACGAAAGATTCGGAGGGGTTAGCTTCTAATGGCTGGCACTACAGTAGACCTAAATAGTATGATTGATCCCCACTCTCTCGCAGTAGAGATTGCAGATCGTTGGACCTCATGGAACAATGCCCGTCAGGGTAAGCTAGACGAGTGGAAGGAACTGCGTAATTACATTTACGCCACTGACACAAGCACGACTTCTAACAAGAAGTTGCCTTGGACTAACTCAACTACCACACCTAAGTTAACACAGATTGCTGATAACCTTCACGCTAACTATGTGTCAACTCTGTTTCCACAGCAGAAGTGGTTTAAGTTTCACGCCTCTGACCCAGATGCTAACACTAAGCAGAAGCGTGACGTAATCCAAGCTTACATGGAAAACAAGATTACTGAGTCTAAGTTTGAGACTACAGTTAACCGTCTTGTCAACGACTATATTCAGTACGGCAACTGCTTTGCTACTGTTGAGTATGTCAACGATTACACTGAGTATGATGATGGTAGTCGTACAGTTAAGTACGTAGGTCCTCGCCTAGTACGTATATCTCCCTTCGATATCTGCTTCAACCCTACAGCAGCTGACTTCGATCAAGCACCTAAGATTGTACGTAGCCTTCTTACTGTAGGTGAGATTAAACGTAAGATTGACGAGACCGTAGACAACGCATACTACCAAGAAATCTTTGATAAGATGCTGGCTAATCGGTCAGCAGTATCTGGTTCAGACGTTGACGTTGCTAAGGCTAACGCATTCACTGCTGATGGCTTTGGTTCTCTTCAGGAGTACTACGAGTCTAACTACGTAGAGGTCCTTACGTTCTACGGTGACATCTATGATGCTGACAAAGGTGAGTTCCATAACAACCGTGTCATTACTGTAGTTGATCGTTCCTACGTCATCTTCAACGAACAGAACCCTAGCTGGTTAGGTACTGCTCCTGTGTTCCACGCTGGCTGGCGTGAACGTCCTGACAACCTTTATGCTATGGGTCCTCTAGATAACCTCGTAGGTATGCAGTACCGCATTGACCACTTGGAGAACCTTAAGGCTGACGTGTTCGACCAGATCGCCTACCCTATGCTTAAGATTCGTGGCGACGTAGAGGACTTCGACTTTGCCCCTGCTGAACGTATCTATATTGGTGAGGAGGGTGACGTAGGTTACCTTGCCCCTGACGCCACGGCACTTAACGCAGACTTTCAGATTCAATCTCTAGAGAACAAGATGGAGATGATGGCTGGTGCTCCTCGTGAAGCTATGGGTATCCGTAGTGCTGGTGAGAAGACAGCGTTTGAAGTACAGTCCCTGATGACCTCAGCTGGTCGTATCTTCCAACACAAGACTGCTCACTTTGAACGTGTGTTCCTTGAGCCAATCCTCAATGCAATGCTCGAAGCTGCTCGTCGTCAGATGAACTACGTCGATGTTGTTAGAGTCCTTAACTCAGACACAGGTGTTTCTTTCTTCCAAGATATCTCTAAGGAAGACATCAAAGGTAACGGCAAGATCGTTCCTATTGGTGCTCGTCACTTTGCTGAGAGAGCACGTAGAATCCAGACCTTGACACAACTCTACCAGATCAAAGCTTCTGATCCTACCGTAGCAGTTCACCTGTCAGGCAAGGAGTTCGCAAGAGTTCTTACTGAGGAACTAGGTGAACCTTCACTCTTCTCTGAGAACGTAGCTATCAAAGAGCAGATGGATACGCAGAAGGTTGCTACTGAGGCTGAGGTTCAGTTCGAAGAGCAGCAGCAGATCATGGCTGAGAAGGGCCTCTAATGAAGTCCAGCTGGTTCCAGAAGTGTAAGACACAAAAAGATAAAGCATCGGTCAAACAGGCAATCCTGTCACAGCGTGAGCCTCTTGACCGTCTTAAAGAAATCCTTGAGCCAATGCTCAAAGAGACTGTTCCATCCTCTGACTATGATTGTCCCTCATGGGCTTACAAGCAAGCAGACAGGAACGGGTATAACAGAGCACTAACCACGGTGCTTGAGATGATAACACTAGATAAGGAATAACAAATGGTATTTACTGACGGTGGTCAAACCACAGACGCTAGTCAGGCCAGTGAGCAAGTCGCAGAAACAACTCAAACCCAAGAGTCTTTCGTAGACAAACTCGCACAAGCCAAAGGTGACAACTGGCGCAACCCTGAAGTACTGGCTAAAGGAAAGTTAGAGGCTGACGGTTACATTAAGACTCTCGAAGAACAACTCGCAGAAATGCGAACTGAGCTTAACAAGAAAGAGTATAATGACAGCGTGATGTCCCAAGCTGAGAGTAAGGCCCCTGATCGCACCGCAGGTTCCTCTCAAATGGCAAACAATAGCGGTGGCGCTGAGGACGGTAACACCAACCAAACCCTTAGCGAGGATGACCTAAAGAGCCTTGTAGAAAAGACGCTGACTCAACGTGATCAACAGGCACTGCTATCGCAGAACTTGAAGATGGTTGACGAAGAGTTGAACAAGAGTTTTGGTACTGAGGCCCTTGAGGTTATTAGTAACAAAGCAAAAGAACTAGGTATGTCAATGGACCGACTCAAAGAGATTGCACAGGAATCCCCTAACGCATTCTTTACTTTGATCGGAGAAAAGCCTAGACAGACCAACCCTCTTGTCAGCGGTTCAGTACGAACCGAAGGCGTTAACATGAGTAGTTCTAGCGATAAGAACTTTGCCTACTATCAGCAAGTTCGTCGTGAGAACAAATCCCTTTACTTCTCTC